TCCGCCTTCTCGGCCGGAACCCTTCGGCCTTGTCCCGCAAATACCGCGGCACGCTGGAACGCCTGCGGGAGCACCACAGCTTGCACGATTGAGAAAAAGGCCCTGTTTTCCACATCCGGACGCAAAAGTCAAGAGTAAATGCAGAAAAAATCAGAAAATTTTTTTGAAGGCGGATCAAGCCGCTTCCGCAAGGTATCTTTCAAACAGCGATCCGGACGTTTCAAAGCCTAAAATCTCGCGCGGATAGTTATTGATCCACGTTTCAACCCGCGCGACGTATTCGGCGGATACTTGCCGGAAGTCCGTTCCCTTCGGAAGAAAACGGCGGATCATCTTGTTTATATTCTCGTTTGTCCCGCGTTCGTATGCGCTGTACGGGTGGCAATAGTAAACGGTCGTGCGCTTCCGCTTGCCCCTGCCGAAGATCGAAGTTTCTATTCCGGCGCAATCCGCAAATTCCGAACCGTTATCCACGGTAATGCTTTTGAATATCTGCGGGAAGCGCCGCCCGTACTTCCGTTCAAGCCTGTTTAACGCCTTCACGACGCTGGCGGCTGTGTGATCCGGCATTTTGATTATAATTTCCTGCCGCGTCAACCGTTCCGAAAGAACAAGCAAGGTTTCCTTCGTTTTCTTCTTCCCCTCGACGCAATCCATTTCCCAATGTCCGAAGGTTTCCCGATCGTTTATTTCCTGCGGGCGGTTCTCTATGCTTTCGCCTTTCGGCGCGCGGGCTGGCTTCGACTTCACTTTTTCATATTTCCGCTTGCGCTTCCCCTTCTGCGGAAGGTTCTTCCGCTCCAGCCGAAGGAAAACGCCCTTGTCTATGTAATTGTATATCGTCTTTTCGCTGATCTCTGTTTGGAAGGTCAGCCCCAGCCGCTTGATTTCTCCGACGACGGCGGCGGGGGAAAAGCCTTCGTCCGCGATCTTCTTTTCGATGAACTCCGCCAATTCGTGATCGTCGCCGATCTTTAGGTCGCCGCCCTTCGCCTTCAACTGTTCGTCGTACTTCTGCTGGGCGATTTCCGGCGAATAGCGTTCTTCGGTCGTTAGGTCGGAATTCAAATGCGTGTACGTTCCGCGCTTTAGCTCCCTGTAAATTGTTGTATTGTGAACGTGCAGCCGATCCGCAATCTGTAAGGGCTTCAAGCCCTCTTTCAACGCCTTCTCTATTTTTAGGCGGTCTGTCCACGTCAAGTGTTTGTGCATTGTTATTCCTCCAAAAAGAAAAAGGGCGGCATATCCTGCCGCCCTCCGTGAAATCAATGTTTATTTCCGTATGCGTCTAATTGTTCGATCGTGTCCGGATCGCTCAATATATCCCGTAATGAACAGCCCAGCGCGTTGCAAAGTTTAAGAATTGTTACCAGCTTCGCCCCGTTCAGATCGCGCCCGCCGCGTTCATAGTCTTGCAGAATGCGGACGGAAATTCCCGCCGCGTTTGCAAGCTGCGATTGTGACATTCCCGCCGCTTTTCGTGCTGCTTGTAGCTTTTCGTTCCTGTACGCCACTTTTACGCTGATTTCCATTTGCGCCCGCCCCCTTGACAAATTCTTGTTTTATCGGTTATAATAAAGACAACGGGCGGGGAAACCCGCTGTCCGGTGTTTAGGATTGCTTGTTCTTCTTGTTAGGCTTAATGCTGATTGTGATACGCTCCACCGTTTCACTCTCTAAAGCCTTTTTAAGAAGGTCAAGCAATTCTTTTATTTGCTCTTCGGTCATTTCTGCACCCCCTTTCCGGTGGTGTATTCTCCTTTCTTCGTTTACTCGGCTTCCCCTTGCCTGTGATTATATTATACTGCATTTGCCGTATAAAGTCAATAGCTTTTCAAGAAAAAACCGGAAAAAGATAAAAAAATTACGGCGGGACAACCCCGCCGCTTTTTCATTCCTCCATATCTAAAAGCCAAAGCACCGAAACGCCCAGCACCTTTGCAAAGACTTTCAATTCAAAGTCGGAAACGAAGCGCGTTCCGATCTCAATTCTTGATATGCTGTCCCGCTCCATGTTTACGCCCGCAATTTGCAGCTTCGCGGCTAAATCCTCTTGCCGCATACGCTGAACAACGCGCGCTTGCCGGATACGGTCGCCGGAAATGTTCTTCTTCCCGTTATAGTCGTATATCTTCACCTTGCCGCCCCCTTTCGTGCGGAAGATTTCTGAACGGTGTGTAAATATTCCGCTTTATTCTTGATTTTACCGCTTCGATCGTCTATAATTGTGTTAAAGGTCAGAATGGCGCTTTGCAGCTAAATTTTTTCTACCTTGAAGGGAAGGTAACAGCATGAAAAAATCTGTTATTGTTATGTGGATCGTCGCGGCGTTGTTCCTTGTTTCTGCTTTCCCGATGTTTGCCGAAGGGAACGTCGGCGCGGGCGTATCCGGAATTGCGATCGCCGCCGTTCTCGCGGCTTTCGGTTTCGTCAAAAGCAAGAAGGCGAAGGACGGCGCGCCCGCTGCTTCGGCGGAAAAGCGCGTTGAAGCTCCCGCCGCGCGCGGCGCGTCTGTAAATAGTACGCCAGCAGCCGAACCGGAACTTCCGTTTGAATTTCTCAAAACGAACATTGCTGGCGTTACGTTTAAGGACGGGCGGAAAAGCCGACAAACGATTCTTCGCCGCCTGTATTGGAAGGACGCGCCCTTCGATCACGAAGAAGCGGAAGTAACCCTTGTCCGCGAAGAATTTGAAGGGAAGCCCGCTTTTGCCGTTATGCTCAACGGCGAAAAAGCCGGATACGTCCCCGCCGAACACGTACAATACATTGCGGATAATTACGAACGCTGCGACGGCGTAACGCGCATTGAAGCGCATTGCGGAAAAGAAGATATTTACGGCGCGGAAATAACAATTCGTTTTCGGAAAGTCTGAACCAAACAAAAAAATCCCCCGCAAGGCGTGAAGCCCTGCGGGGGATTTCTCATATCAGCGGGCGGAATGCCCGCCGCCGTCAAGCCGCTTTGCTGAAAGAGGAAAAGCGCAATACGGCGCGATCGGTGGTTTAGTCGCCTTCCGGCTCGGTCGTGTCAAGAATGCCGATGTACGATGGAAGATTGAAAACGGCGGCTTCTATCAGCTTGTCCAAGCTGTCCGCGTCGATCTTGAAGCCCTTGTTTGCCAAAAATTCAATAACAAAGCGCTTTTTCTCTTCGCCCCTGCCGCTTCCGGTGTAAATCTGTTCGGCGGCTTCGACGGCGGCTTCCGCCCACAATTTGATTTTCTCGAACTGTGCGACGGAAGTTTTGCTTTTGATCCACGGGATCACAAAAGCCGAAATGATAGCGGCAATCAGTGCCGCCAGCGCTTCAATAATGGTAGTAATGTCAAAAGTCATGTTGAAAACCTCGCTTTCTTGTTCTGTGTTTATTGTGTATCCTCTTTCGATCGCACGGAAAACGCACGGGACGCGCTGAAGATCGTGCGCGTGTGTTCTTCGTGTAATTCGCGTGTTATGCAAGCGTCAGATCGTCCACGTTCACCGCCGCCACAACGATGTTTCCGAAGGTAATAACGGCGCGCTTTCCGCTGATTTCCTTTACAACGTGTACGCGGTCGTACACATAGGAAGCAAGGCTTCCCCCTGTGTAGGTGGGCGCGCCCTGCTTCAAGCGGACGCGGCTTCCCTCTGTGATCTTCGCTGCTGCGGGCGCGCTGGGCGCTCCGTAGATGTCCGCCGCGTCAACCCAGCCATATACGTTTGATCCGCCGCCCTTTTCCGCGATAAGGTGGTAAGGGTGTTTTCCGTTGTGCGTCTGCGTGATTTTTGCTTTGCCCGCTTTGCACGGCTTCCCGCTCGAAGCGTTCGCGGAAACATAGTGCTTTGTTCCTTTGAAGTCCACAATATCGCCGACGCTGAATTTCCCTTCGGAAGTGTTCGGCTTCGTAGTGCTGCTATTTCCCGCGGCGTTTCCGGTGTACTCGATATACGGCAATTTCCCGTGTTTCGTCCACGTGCGGGCGTTGTATCCGCTCTTTCTGCCGATGTTCGCAACGGCGGTAATCTGCACGTTATTTTCCCAGCGCGGCGTACACTCAACGCCCAGCCCGTTCCCGATATAAACGCCGATATGCCCTTCGCACCAAAGCGCTTCGCCGATCTCAACGTGCGAAAAATCCGTCGATACGTTCGCGCATTTTGTAATCATTGTGTCCGCGCCGATGTCCGGAACGCCGTTGACGGCGTATTCTGCGCCGCCGTAGCAATCGGATTTATTGCCGTTCCAGCCCCACAAAACCCCTTTGATAAGGCAAACGCAATCAAAGCCGAATGTATCAGCGCTGGCGGCGTTTATCATTGCAACGCGGGAAGATTGTTTGTTGTAGTCGTGATTGCTGGTATATCGCTTTTTGTTCGCCGCCGTCATAGGCGCGCCGAAGCACCCCATAACATAAAGCGTCTTGTAATTCTTCGCAATGTCGATCAGCTTTTCCACGAACTCGTTACTTTTCATTTTTGCCATTGTGAAAACCTCCTTTGAAATGCGAAACGGGAACGGCTCATTCGTGCCGCTCCCGCTCCTGTACCTCTTCGATCCGGTCAATTCGTTTGTGTGCCTGTTTCGCGCTCTCTTCCACGGCGGTAAGGCGGGAAACGAATTCCGTATTCGTCTTTCGCTGTTCCCGCTGCTCGGCTTTAATATCGTCGATCCCGCCTTTGATATAGCCGATTTCCGTTAAAACGGTCGCGTCTGCCTTCGCGTCGCCTTCCTTGTCTTTGTCCCTGTTCCGGACGAAAGCAAGATAACCGAACACGATGGCGCAAACAGCGGATACAATCGAAAGCACGGTCATAAATGTTTCGTTCATGCGGTTTACCTCCCTTCGACTTTTTCCCATTGCCACAAAGAAGGCGTGTCGGGCGGATATACGCAATCGGGCATATCTGCTTTTGCAAGATACACGCCGCCTTTGTAACTGTAATACAAGCCGGAAGCGACGTTTACGACGATCCCCGCCGTTTCCGGATAGGGGATCGGATCGTCAATCGTGCCGGAAGCTGCAAGCTCCACCAGCCTGTAATATGCGAAGGTCGTTTCGACGGGATACGCCGCCGCGTTTGATGTATGCGGCGCGACAACCTCGAAATAACGGTCGCCGTACTTGAAAATTTCGCCGATCGTGTTGTATGCGTGATTGTCCTTGAAGCTGTCGTATTCGATAAGCTCCGCCGATTGAAGGATCATGCCGTCGTCAATGATCTTCGTTCCCGCTGCGCGATCCTGCACGATCTGCGCCTTGAAGGACAATGCAAGAAGGGCGGCGGATTTCTCTTCCGCCGTCCTTAATTGTTGAACGTCTTTTTTCATCTGTGTATTGCCGTTTTTTCCCTTGATAATCATTCAAACGAACCCCCGATCCCCGATACCCAGCACGAAGTCAGCGCGTCGCCGCGCGCGACGGTTACGCGGATATTCAATCCGCATTGTGCCGAAGTATTCGTTTTATTTGTGAACACGTGCGCCACGCCCTGTATTACGGCGTTCGTGCAATCCTCCCAAACGGGCGAAGCGTCAAAAGGATTGTTGCATACCTCGACTTTGAATTCGCCGCCAGCGGGAATTTCTCTGTTCACGCTCACATTGCAGCGTGTCGGCTGCGTGTCCGCTTCCAGCGGTTCGGAAAGCACGATCACAAAGCCGGAAATCGACTTCGTAAACGTAAGCGTCCGTGTGGCGCTGTTTCCGACGTTATCCGTTGCCGTGATCGTCAGCGTATGCGCTCCGTTTGAAAGCGCCGTGAAATTGTTTCCGGTAACTGCTGCCGCAAGCGTCGCGCCCAGCGTGACGTTGTTTTTCGTCGCGGTCGTTTTGTTGTCCACCTTTTCAACGACGTTCACCACGTCATTGTCCGGATCGGTCACGCTGTAATTATAGGTGAAGCCCGCCGCCTTCGTCCCTAAATTCGCATTGCTTCCGGAAATCGCGGGCGGCTGATTGTGAATTACGGCAATATCGCCGCTGGTGGTGTACGCGGAATAATTGCCGTAACTGTCTTTCGCGCGGACGCGGTATTTTAACGTATTCCACGCCGTCGATACCGCTTCCGTAAACGTCCGCGACGCGGACGCTTGAACTTGCGTCCACGCTCCGCTGTTGTATGAACGCTCGAAGCAGTACGTCAGCGCGTCGCCGTCCGGATCGGTCGCCGCCGCGCAAGAAATATTAATATTGTTTCCGCTGTACGCCGTGGCGGGCGCTGTAATTCCGGAAGGCGCTGTCGGCGCGGAATTGTAGATTATAGTATAATTGCCCGCGCTGTTCGTGGTATCAGATACCAAGATAGAAGATTTCAGATTACAAAGCGGGCGAACGCCGCCGCCCCCGACGTAAGCGTTGCTGTTGCTCAACGAGCCGTCCGCGTTGACGCTGCGGACGTAGTAGGCGACCGAGAAATGAGGCGTTCTAAGCCACCAATACCAGCCCTTCGTCGTTGCGAAGTTGCTGCTTGTGTATCCGTCCGCATTGCTCACGCATTCCGCCGTGGGATATGCGACGCGGGAAGCGTCGTTGCTGAACAATGCCAGCCGTGAACCTTCGGCGATACTGTTTTCGTTTGCAAGTCCCACTTCGGTGGTGGACGCAAGAAACATTTTCGCGTTAAAGGTTTCGTAACTGCCGCCGTCCGTCGAAGATTTAACGACGGTCAGCGTTGTGGTTAAAAGCTCCGCAACGAACTTCGGATCAAGCATTGCAAGGAAGCCCGCCCACGCCGTGTACGGATTATATGTAACGTGTGTGCTTTTCGTCGTCGGCGCTTGATCTGCGCTGTGCTTTGCGCTGTACCAATTTCCCGCCGTCGCGTTGCTGTTCAGCCATTGCAAAAGGTTTGAATGAATGTGTCTGTTGTTGCCGTAGCTCTTCCGGTTACTGTCGCTGTTGTTCGGCTCTTTTGCGTCCGAAGCCATGATTTGAATAATCTTTTCAGCGATCAGCGTTACCGAATTCGCGGGGTAGCCGCTGTGGTTCATGTCTGCAACCTTGAAAACGATCTTCGCCCCGAACCGCGATTGATACGCGGAAAGAACCGGAACTTCGATCTTGTCGCCCACCGACAAGCTGCTTAATGCTTTTGACATTTCTTTTCCTCCTTCGGTTTTTAGTGATTTTCAAAACTGCCGAATACGTCGCAATACTCCGATATATACCCGCAAAAATAGCTTTTGTGGTAGTACGGGCATTCCCTGCACGGTATTTCGCCGCAAGGCAAGATCGGCGGCGCGTCGTTTTCCTTTTCTTCAATCCCGAAAAGGCTTTTGTAATATTGATCCGTTCGCCGTATCAAGTGATAGCAATTCCCCTTTGAAGCGTGTCCTCTCCAGCTTTGATAGGATTGTTCGATCGTCTTTTGGTCGATCTTTCCCGCCGCTTTCAGTCCGGCAAATTTCTTCAACTTCCGCTTCATGTTGTTTTTGCTGCGGCGGCGCACCTTCCGGATCACTTTTCCCGTTTCCGTCAAGTACGTGTGAAAGCCAAGAAAATCAATGCCGTTCTTCAATGGGTAGATATTTGTTTTCGCGTTCAGCGAAAGCCCGCGCGCTGCGACGAACGCTTCAATTTCCTTCCGGCAATGCCGCAAGTATTCTTTATCCTCATGGATCAAGAAGAAGTCGTCCATATAGCGCCCGTAATATTTGATACCCAGCTTTTCCTTGATGAAATGATCCAGCCCGTCAAGGTAGAGAAGGGCGAAAAGCTGTGAAGTTTGATTTCCGATCGGTATTCCGACGTTTCCTTCCGTGCTGTCGATGATAAGATCGACAAGCCACAAAACGTCCGGATCGGTTATCTTCTCGCGGATTAAGGTTTTCAGAACGTCATGCCGGATCGAATAGAAGTATTTTGAAATATCGCCCTTCAAAATCCAGCCGTCAACGCCGTTCTTCCTGTAAAACCTCCGCAAGAACTCTTGAAGCCGCCCCAGCCCGTCGTGCGTACCTTTCCCCACCTGTGAAGCGTAATTGTCGCGTATGAACGATCGCGTCAAGATCGGTTCAAGCACATTGTCGCAAAGCGCGTGTTGAACCACTTTATCCTTGTAGCTGTTCGACATAACGACGCGCTTCTTCGGTTCGTAAACCTCGAACGTGTTATACGGGGACATGGTGTATTTCTTCGTGCGTAGCTGATAGCTTAATAGGTTCAGCGCTTCAAGAAGGTTTACTTCAAACTTTGCCGCCGCTCCCTTCCACCTCTTGCCTTGCCGCGCCTTTCGGTAGGCTCTGTACAGGCTTTCAAAACTGTATATCTTTTCAAACTCTGTCATAATAAAAATATCCTCGCTGTTTCGTAACCTTTGCCAGCCGCTTTCGCGGTATGCTCCGGTATCGGCGATCCTGTATTTGTCCCCGCCGTGGATAGCGGCGACGGGATACACCTTCCTTTGATGATGGTATTCTGCTTTCGCCTTTCGGCTACTCGATCGCGTTATCCATCGAAGCGGGCGAACGCCGTTGTTCCCGTTGTAAGCGTTGTTGTTGTTCAACGTGCCGTCCGTGTTGACGTTGCGGACGTTGTAGGCGTTCGAGAAATTAGGCGTAACAAGATGTACCCCGAAACGGTTTTCAAGCCCTCGTTTTGTCCCGCTTCTTCCACGCGGTCGTCATGTACTTCACGTCAAGAACAAGTTTGCTCCAATATTCGCAACTGTTCATTGATATAAAGCCCATTTCCTGCGAAAGCTCTATGAAAAATAGAAGCTCCTTGCAATAGGTCAGCGCCTTTGCTTGCAGCTTCTGCCGCTCTCTGAATTCCTGCGCGTCGCGAAGGTCTAATTCGTTCGCTTCGATCACGCATTCGTAAATTTGAACCGCTTTATCCTGTATCCTGTTTACAAGCGTGAAGCGGTATTTCTTCGGGAAGCGTTCTGTCGAATTCGTGATCGTGAAGGTGTGCTTTACAAGGTCTTTCGCCTTCACAATCACGTTGAATTCGGAAGGCTCCTTGCGCTCCCGTTCCTGTCCCTGCATTCAAGCACCATCCTTTCCTGATCCGCTCCAAAAGCGCGGTATCTTCGGCGCACCCCTCAAAATCGAAGCCCGCCGCCGTGATTGTCAGCGTGGCCGCGTTGCCAGACGGTGTAACGCCGCAAAGCACCACCGCCGCCGAACCACCGCACTTTTCACACGGTGGGCGAAGCTCTGTGAAGATGTTGCCGATTATGCACGATAATTCCGCGCCCGTGCAAGCGCACCGCGTCAACATTCGATCCGGCGCAACGCCGCGTTCCATACGCCCGTTGATACCACGCCGTCCAGATCGTCAAAGAGGATCAAGAACGGGTTTGCCGTTATGTCATTAAAAAGCACGGCTTCGATCAACTCAATTCGCGCGGTGTTGCTCTGTATCATGTTCACCAAATGGCCTGCGGTGTCTTCGTCAAGCACGTTCTTCACCGAAGCGAACCATGCGTTGAAGTCGTTTTCCGCTTCCAGCTTAAACGCGTTCATGTAGGCTTGCAGGGCGTTGTACTGCTGATCCCCCAAAAGCTCCAAACTTTCCATATAGGACACAAGATCGTTGAACTCTTGAAGGCTCTGCCCCTTGTAGTCTGAAAACCACGCTTCAAGCTGTGCATTAAACGCGGCGGTGTCTATCTGATCCACCACGCCCGCCACCACGCCACAAAGGGAAGTATCAAGGCGGCGATCCGTTATGACGGCCTGCGATATGGCCGTAACGCCTGCGCCCGTGGTAATGTCCGCGAGGCACAATTCGTATGCGTCCGCGTCCCTCTGCAACGCGGGCGGCGTGGGCGACGCGGAAGGCGTGGAAGACTTCACCACAACGGAAATCAGCCGTTCCGTTAAGTCCCAGCGCACAACAATTCGGTCAATCCGGTTCAACACGCCGTCCGCAACCGGAAGCGTAAGGGAAAGATCGCCCGTGTTGTAATAGAAATAACCGTTGATCCACGCTTTGCCCGCCTTCACGGTCACAACCATTCCAGAACCCGCCACCACTTGAAGATTGTTTGACGGAACGGGGAACACGCCGTTGCCGATAAATGAAGCGAAGTATTCGGCCCACTCTTCCGCGCGGTATACACGATCATGGGAAACGGAATTGAAAAAACTTGATTTTTCCATGTTTTCACCCCTTTACTTTGCAATTTGCCGTATCTGTGTAAGCAGGGCGGGCAAGCTCTCACCAAAAGTAATGTCGATTTCCTCAATGTTCTGTTGGTATGTTTCGGACACTTCGGTAATACGAACGTTGATCTTGATACCCCAGCGTTTATTTACGCACGTCACCCTGTCGCCTAAGTCGTAATCTTCGCGGTATTTCAGGTTTGCGTGCGTGTTGATCTTGCTGGAAAAGCTCAATGTTTCGGCGTATTGTTCCAGCTCCGACGCGCCCCGCTCCAAGAGGCACGCCAAATATTCCGCGTCCGTGCGCGTGATCTCCGTTTGCGCGCTGTCCGTGTAAACCTTCGTAATGTCCGTTGCATTCACAAAGATTTCTTCACGGTCAAGGCCGGACGCGCCGCCGCCTACTTCGGCCACAACCCGCGGTTCTACCTCTTCGCCGCCTACATAGGCGGTTGTTTTCAGGTTTTCAACGCTGTTTGTGTATTCCTGCTCTGTGATGTTGTCGAATTCCTGCGAAAAGATACAAGGCGGGTTTTCCGTCTGATCCGCGGTCAGGTTGCGGCCAGCGTAGACGCTGAAATAGTGCTTGCCCGTGCGCACATCAGAACGGGAACGGAAGCCCAGCTTTGCCGCTTTCGCCGCCGTTTCCACGGCCAGAAGCGCATTTATGAAGGCTTCGGACGTGTAGTTGATCCTGCCGCTTCCTGTGTCCACGTCCAGCGGGTCAAGAAGAATATTCGGAATGCGGCGGGCGGCAACCCGCGGGGAAATGATATTTTCACGGACGATCCGGTATAGAATATCCTGCGTCCCGCTCGTTGCCGTGATCTGATCGCGCACAATGCGTTTTCCGATCCATTGCGTGATAAATTTGCCCTGCACTTCGATTTCTTCAAGGCCCTGCGAATTCTTGCTTATGTTCACATAGCGTATTTCTGCGGCCTCCATGTCCCCGCGCTTCATAATCAGGCGGTTTTTTACCAGAAGGGCAACGTGCCGATCTGTGAACGGCACAAGCAACTTGAATTCCCCTGCCGCCCAATACCGCCGCGTCCAGATAAGGGAAGAAATTTCGTCAATCACCCCTTGAAGGATCATGTTTCGGTCATATATGTAAAGCTCCACGCCTCACACCCCCAAATATAGATCATCGTGGTATATGGACACTTCCAGATTTTCAAGGTTTCCTTCTGCGGAATATCTGAAAAGGTTATCCCCAACAGAAAGTTGCAAATATGAACTGTCCACGTCCAGATAGCGGAACGCGTCCGTTACAATGCCGCCGTGCTTCAAGGTTACTTCTTTTTCCCCGTAGCCCGTGGAAACGGTCAGCGTGTCGCCTGCTTCCATCGTGTAATTTAGCTTGATGAATTCTTGCGTGTCCACGTTCAAAAGGGCGGGGTTTGTCACCATGCCCAGCGCGCGGAACTCCACGCGTATTCCGGCCTGCACGTCCCCGTCGTTATACACGTTCACGATCAAGGAAGGTTGCCTATACCCAATTTCCCACCCCGGCACGATCTCAACGGGGAATTCCAGCCCGCCGATCCACGTTGCTATATCGTCCCGCGTCTTGCTCTCCTTCCTCCAAAACGGATTAAGGCAAAGAAGCTGTATTGTGAAGTCCTGAAAAATGGCCTTGCGCGTGAACACGGGCGCGTTGTCAACCTTGCAATCAATCACCCGCACAAAATCGCCGTACTGATATGTCAGCGTGGCGGCGTACTGCGGGTTTAGAACGCGGTTCAGCCTGCGGCGGTATTCCCGCATTTGATCCTTGTTCCGCTCCTTGATACTGCCCACAATCTCAATTTCGCGGCTTTCTATGCGGTTGCCTAAATAGGTGTCGCCGTCCTGCCCCATGCTGTTTATGCTGTAAATTGCGTTGCGAACGTCAGAAAGGCCGCTAACGCTGTTCGTGTGGTAAACGGAAGCGTGGGAAAAGGCTACGCTTTCCCCACGCTCATTCGTATATGTCAGTATTTCGATCTTCCTTGCCATTACGCCATTACCTCCCGCGCGATCATGCGGAATTGCTTTGCGGCCTCCCGCTGTTGCTGTGCATAGCTCGTTTCATTGGCATAGATGTTTTGCACCACCTGAACGCCGCCGCCCCGCTCATTGCGGTTCACCCTGCCGGAAGGCTGTTTCACTTCCGGCACGCTGGAAGCCGTGGCCGTGCGGATCGTCTTTTC